ACCCGCACACCTGTTTATTCAACAGCAGATAGCAATGACGATGGCGAGCCTGATTCTCCAGGCAAGGTCCTCTACTACTCAGAGCTGCCACGTTTCGAGAAGGATCGGCGCTCACTGAACTACGGCATCACGGCCACCTTTTCTGTGCCGTTGGATCGTGGCTTGGCTGACCAATGCAAACGAGCCGTCAACACAAACATCAAATTGCAGGAGCAGTTGCTGGCCACTAAACGCTTGGAGCACGAGCTTTTTAGGGCTCAAAAATGTGGGGAACTGGCCAAGGCGGGCGTGCAATTTACTGGCCAAATGTCGGTGGTGTGCAGTGACCTAATTGTCACAGTGCCCCCGGTTGAGATGGTGCCCCACACGCACGCTATTTCCGCGCCTTCCGCTGCGCCTGCTTCCTCAAAAAAGTAGAGGGCCGCGCCTCTTTCTTACGGGTCACAATCTCCTTCGCCTTAGTCAGCAGCTTCTTCACCACGGGCTTAATGATCCGCACCAAGAACGGCGTGCTTAGCGCGGCGGTGGTTGCAACAACAGCGATGCCTGCAGTCTGCGCCGCCTCGTAGGGCGACGGGATCGCCTTGACCAGCTGCTCTGTCACAGGAACGTTGCGGTAGACCTCTTTGCACACGCCATCCACCAGCTCGTAAGACTCCAAGATCTTGCGGCCATTGGGTGACAGCGTGCCAACCTCTGTCGCGTCTGCTGGCGGACACTTCACCTTTGGCGGTTCCTCGTCTTTTGACGGTGGTGGTTTTGGGTCAGCCTTTTGCTGTGCTGGTGGCTCCTCTTGTTCTTGGTTCTGTGTCGGCGTCGGCTCAATGATCTGCAGCTTGCGCGGGTTCCAATCCAGCGGAACGTAACTGGGGATCTCACCCTCAGGGCAAGAGATGCCCACGCCGTTTGGGTCATCCCGCAGCAGGGATGGATTCAGATGTGCGTCTCTGTGGACCCTGGCACATCCTGGCTTTTGATATATCGGACGCGGCGCTAAGTTCTGTGTGACCGGCGGTGGGAAAACACGCGGTTCAGGGATGGGCCGTATCTCAATCGTCGGGATCTCAATATCAGGAATGTCCGGCATGAAATCAGGCGATCGATTCGTAGCGGGTCAGCTTTTCATTGAGAGAAACCGCAGAAGAGAAGGGCCGCCCGTCGTTTATACCGTAATGGCTAAAAACAGCGCCAGGCCGTTTACAGATACAAAGGCCATTCTGAAGTGGGTCAAGTGGCCCAAGGGGACACCAACTGGGGACGCCTTGCGCGAATGGCTAACGTCGTTTGAGCAGAAACAAGAAGCACCCGCGCCAGAACTGGACATGGCGCAGATCAAGGCTGAAGGCTTCGGGCCAGAAGCTCATGACGACGATCCAACCGCCAACACCAAGATGGTGACCTGATTTTTCCTGTGCTATAAATGGCCTAGGCATACCGGCGTCTCCCGCGAGGACCGCTCCGTCACTGCTCGCAAACCTGTGTCAGCCGCGACCTGGCCATCGTCACTGCATTGTCTGATCAGACCTTGAGAACCCTCGGGACGCCGGGGGTTTTCTTGTGTCAAGGCAATGGAATTGCAGGCCCCGTCGCTTTGGGTAGCTCAGGAATCTTTGGAACGGGCACCTGATCAAGAATCGTCTGCGTAAGTTCCAGCTGCATCTCACTCAAATAAAGCTTCACCATTGATGGCCCACGAGTTACGGCCACAACAATTACGGCTGTGTTCGCTAAGGCCAGCACAAAGGTGCAGGCAGAGACGACGTTAATGATGCGCTGCATAGCTCAGTAAGTAAACAAAAAGCCCCCGCGCTCTGCACAAGTACGGGGGCTCCCTGCTGTCTGTGTGAGGAGACAGTTAGGTTCTAGCAGCGATCAGAAACGACCGCCAATCTTGATGTTGCCGGTGGTTTCAGTGTCGCCAGTAGAGAACGACACCTCGGTGTAAATCGGGCCACCGCTGATGCCAGCTTTTCCTGAGAGTTCAATCTCAGAATCGCCGGTGTCAGGCGTCACGAGGCTAGGCCCCATTTGTGCATAGGCACCGTTCTTGAACTCGTAACCAACATGCAGGTCAGTGACAGCACCACCCACGCCGGTCTCAGTGCCGACGCCGATGTTGATCTCTGGATTAACGAACCAATCTGCGCGGGCAGAGAGGGGAGCCAAGGCAAGTGCGCCAGCGGCTACACCAAAAACAAGTCGCTTGATCATTAGTTGAATTAGGACTTTCCCTGGCCACGGTACTTCTTACGGCCCTTTTTTGGTCGTGAGTGTTGACCATTTCCTTGTGTGGTCCGTTTTGGTTTACCGACAACAAATGTTTGCCCGTTTAACGACTTCGCCATTAGTAACCGTCAGTTGACTGCAGGCTTTGATATTTGAGGGCCAAACCAGTAAACAGACCGTGCTGCGGATGGCTGATCATGTCGCGGCCATCAAGGAAGAACAACTCCTCAAGCCACAGCGTCCGAGACGTCATTGCTTGCACGTCCTCGGCACCAGGCTTTGAGGCGATCATCGGGTCAGGTCGTTGCATCAGCTAGAGGCCATCAGGCCATGCGCACTCGCGAAGGCTAGGAGAGCCTCGACCTTTGCCTCAAGCTCGACGCAATACTCAAGCAATTCAGCGTTGGTCGGTGACGCCGCATCCGCAATCGTCATCGTGCCGTCTGCTGTTGGCAACGTGCCAGTGGTTGCCGTCGTCGTGATGTCTGCAACGTGCGCGGACTGAGCCGCAGCCGTTGCGCCAAAGAAACCGATGTTGGCTCCGCTGACCTCAAGCTGCGTCGAAAGCGTGCCAGCCTTCTCCACCTTGAACTTCAGTGCGCCGTCTTCTGACTCATCGGTCGCATCGCTGATGCTGCCCTCGATCGCGCAGTAGTTCAGCTCTTCCGGCGTGCTGTTGTCGTTCTTGCCCCGGAAGAACACGGTGCTCAGAACGTCAGCATCCTGACCGGCGCTCGATGCGCCACGGCGATGGAACAGAACGATGTCGCCGCCAGAGCCTGCATCGTCAGCCGTACATTCCGACTGAATCTGCGTGCCTGTTGAGCTTGTCGTCAGGTGCAGCGGTTTCGTCGGCGTGGTTTCGCCAATGCCGATAAACGAGCCATACAGACGCAAGCGGCTAGCAGTCGTGCCGCCTGAGGCCGTCATTAGATCGAGAACACCATCCTCAGCGCCGTCGGTGACGGTCTGAATCTGTGCGCTGACCTGGGCGTAGGCGTGCGTTGTGCCGCCGGAGTTCTCACCACGGAACTCAAGGTTACCGAGGTTGTCGCTAGCGGCAGGTGATGCGCTGTTGCGATACAGCACCAGATCCGGCGCAGTATCTAGGCCAGCATCGGTGTTCTCGATGATGACCTGGTCGGTCGTGTCGCTGCCAAAGATGTGCAGCTGTGCCGCAGCCGTACCATCACCGACCTGAAAACCTGAGGTCGTGAACTTCGCGTTGAACGTTGAGTTGTTGCTGATCGCAATCTCGTTCGCCGCCGTCCGGTAAATGCCAGACGTGGCGTTGTCGCTCGCAAAGCCGATTGAAGGAGCACCAACCGTGCCATCAGGCAAGGCGCGGAACATTGTTCCGTAGGTGATCTTTTTGTTTTTGTCGGCGTTGTCAGCCTCTGAGATGTCAACGACCGGGAACAGGTCCCCAGACGCAGGAGCAGTCAGTTCGGACAGCGCCGATATTTTTCTGTCGGCCACGGGAATTACCAGCCAGAAGGTTTGCCAGATGCCTGAGTCGGCGTGATCTGCTCAACGATGCGTGCAGCCAGTGCGTCTTGAATTTCAGTGACCTTTTCAGCACCACCGAGCTTGGCCTGCACAGCTGCCACGATGTCAGCCTCAGTCAGATCCTCAAAGTCGGCCAAGGTGTCAGGACGATCGAGGCCGATGCTGCCGTAAGCGCCTGAGTTGTAGGCGTTGCCATCAGAGTCAACCTGATCGCTGATTGCGGTCACGGTGTAGTGAGCCGTATGGGCAAAACCGTCACTGAGGTCTCTGTTGAGATCAGCGATTTTCCAGACGTAGGTGTTAGCCATGATGAAGTGAAGTCAGAGGAAGTTTACTTAGCCAGCCTCAAGGGCTGCAACTTTGGTTTTAAGAGTGTCTACCTCAGCAGACAGTTCCTTAATGGCATTAACGAGCACAGGAATCAGCTGCACATATTCCATGGCGAGCTTGGTGCGGTCGCCCTCTTGATGTCCATCTAGTTCTTCATTAGTGTCATATACTGCTTCAGGAATAATTGACTCAACTTCCTGGGCAATGAAGCCGATCTTGTTTACGGTCGGATCATCAATTAAGTTGTATTGTTTTGGCTGAAGCTGCTTAATTTCAGCAAGGCCGTAAGCTACATTTGCACCAATATTTTTCAGTCTTTCGTCTGAAGTTTGCGTACCAATGATAGTTCCATTTGTTGTTCCGACGTGACTTGAGTTTGTTGAAATTCTGAATTTGGCTGAGTTGTCTACCCAAAAAAATTGCCCTGTTCCTTCTTCTTCGTCAAGGCGTAGAAAGCCAGCCATGTCGTTGTTATTTTTCCTAAGCACTCCTAACTGAGCAAGTTGCAAGCCGTCTGAGCTTGTGGCACTGAAGTATGCTCCTGTATTATTTGTATTTGTAGATGTTTGAAGACTAATAATAGAGTTTCCGGATTGCTTGAACGTAGCGATATCAGAAGTTTGCGTTGTACTAGTTGTCCCAACCAGCAACCGCCCTGATGAGTCCAGGCGCATCCTCTCATCTTCGCTAGTTCCGTTGTTAGTAAGAAACTGAATGTTTGAACTTACCGATCCTGTTGAAATTGATTCAACTCCAAATCGCACACGACCACTAGACAAATAGTTTGACCCATCATGGGCATTGCAATTAAAGGTTGCAATTGTGTCGTTTGCTTGAAGGCTTGACGGACTTGCAGTGCTGCCTCTTGATCCAAAGCCACTAAAGAAGACATTATTTCCAGAAGAAGTCCTTGCACCGTAAACCCTGACAATAGCTGCTGCATTATCCGGTTCATGGATTTCTAGAATAGATCCAGGACTCGTGGTGCCTATCCCGAAATTTCCAGTGCTGTCGATTGTTACATCTGCATCGGTAGACGAATCTTTGTTAATGCAACTACCGTAAAAACCCAGCTTTCCTAAGCCGTTATTTACAGTTCCGCCAACAATCGCTGATCTGCCTGAATTGCCAGATGAATCGTTAGAATGGAAAACTAAAACAGCAGAATTATTGTTAGTTTCATTTTGCAGAACTAAAGTTGCATCATCTTCAAATTCAGTTGACGCATAGTTGACATCATTCCGTGAAACTATTTTGCCGTTGAACCCGCTAGATACTGAAGAAAGCCCCGCCAACAACCGCCCCGAGCTGTCGATGCGCATCCGCTCGGTTCCAGACGTGAAAAACGTCAAATCATTTGCTTCTGCCCCTAAGTAAACAGCAGTTTCGCTAGTTGTGGTGTCGTCTTTAAAAGCAATGTAAGCGTTAGGGTCGCCGCTTTCTACCAAAATGCCAACATTTTGACTGGCGTGATAAACATGAAGAGGATTGTTAGGCAAACTAGTCCCTATACCTACGCGACCAGAGCTGTCGATTCTGAGTCTCTCCGTCGGGCCGCTTGCACCATCCGCTGTGGTCGCCAGAATTAGCCTTCCTGGCATGTCATTTGAGCCAGGGGTGCCGTCTACCTCTGCTTTAATTGATGCAGCATTTGAATTAATATCAGTTCCGTCTGCGCCAGCAAAATTGATAGTTCCTAAAGTGTCATTATTTTGAACTGCGTCGTTAGCACCAACGGACGTACCTCTAGATTTTGCAAAACTAATGCCAGAGCCACCAGAATTGTTCTGGTTTCTCACTAAACCAAGAGAGGCTGTTCCTGCAGTGCCTTCTACTTGAAAATTAGGCGTTCCATCTGCTATTGATCTTGCACTAGACGTCCCCACGAGGAGCCTGCCACTTGAATCGATGCGTAGGCGCTCGCCATTTGCACCACCAAAAATAAAGCCGTTATACCCACTTTGGGCTCCATAAAATTCAAGCAGTCCCCCTGATCCTTCTCTTCCAATCCTGTAATGCTGACCAGACTGGGTAATCCGAAGTTGGTCGCCGTTTGTTGCTCCAACAACTTCAAGTGGTGCTGTAGGCGACGACGTTCCAATACCGATGCGATCATTCCCTGCATCGACAAACAGCATGTGACTGTTGCCGTTTGACTCCACGCGGAAGTCGACATCATTGCTCGGGTCGTTAAATACAACCTCAGAGCTGCCAATCTCAAGGCGCTCTGCACCGCCAGTAGAGAAGTTGATTTTATTGGCTGCACTTCTGCTAAATCCGGTGTCAAGATCCGACGCGAAGGCAAGGCCAGGGGCGGCCAAAGTGCCGTCCTCCATCAGCATCGTGCCGTCAAGCTCGAAGATGGTGATCCATGCTGAGTTAGCCGAGTTCCTCAGCTTCAACTGGCCGGTCGTTGTATCGGCCCACCATTGATATGCGTAAGTGGTGGCTGGCGAAGTTGCGTTGCTGTTATTGCTGACGATCGCAGCAAGAGCGTTATTGATGTCTTGACGGACGCTCGCTCCGTCAGCGTTCGCGATGTTGTAGTCGTGAGTTGCCATTTTTAGGAACGCTCAGAGCCGTAGCCGACCGCTTGATACTGGAAGTTCCGATCAATCACGGCATTGCTGCTGTTCTTGAACTTCACTGTGAATCCAGTCCTAGAGATCGAAGTCACTTCATAGTAATCGCCTGACGCAAGGTTGAAAGCCGTGATGCCAATGCTCGGCGGCGTGTTGTAGAAGACGCCATCTTGGAAAAACGCATTGGTGAACGTCACCGCCTTGCCGCCAGATGCTGTGCCAGACGCGATCACAGAGCTGGTCTCTGTCCGTAGCGGCATCTTCGCCGTGAAACCCAGTTCGTCCAGTAGCGGCGTTTGGTCAACGTGATCGCTGCTCAGCTCGCATTTGAACTGGAACAGGCGGCCTTGGAAGTGCCCATTACGCAGCGGCACCCAGTCACCGAACACCAAGTTGCTCTCTAGCTCTTGGTTGTCGTCGTTCTCTAGGAGCAGCTTGTCGCCGTCTTCCGTTAGCTCGTCTTCTGCCGTGATGCCGGTGGTAGCCGCCCGCAGGTAAAGCTCAGCGTTTACGTCGTCAGCCTCTAAGCCGTCAAAGTCGGTCCAGGTGTCGATCAGTGCCGTGCGCTCATCGATGTCGTCAGCCGGATAGGTGCCACGCATCACCAAATGGCGGCTGAACTCGATGTCGAACTGTGCCCCTAGATCAAGCGTGTTGGCGAAGAAATACTCGCCGCTGCTCTTCCGCGTGCCGAGGAAGTCGAAGCTGCTCAGCGCATCAATGTCCAAAATGTCGTCGATGGTTTCGTCACCATCAATGACCAGTGCGCCGTATTCCTCTGAGTAGAACGTGTCGTTTTTCTGCCCTTGGAACTCAGGCGTATCGCTGTCCTCGCGATCCTCAAGGATCAGCAGGCGCGGCACTGAATCCGTCAGCGTGTGAACGACCGAACGAACGGCTGAGCTTTTCTTGTTTTGATCATCGATGAACCGGACAAGGTATTCACCCGACAGTTCCGGCAGGATTGCGTAGAACGTGTTGGCCTTAACGACAGTGAGCAGCGAGCTGTTCGGCCAAGTGCCAGAGCCGTCAGTCTTAGAGCTGTGGCGGATCTCAGCGTTGAGCCTGTCGCTGGTTGCGCCCAAGCCCTCTTTCGGCACAGACCAAGTGACCATCACCTGATTGGAGCGATGCGGCTCCAGCTGCACGTCCTGCGGATCAGGCGGCAGCTCGACAATGGTTGTCCCGCCTTCAGTCGTCTGGTCTTCTTTCGGAACAACGAACGAGCCAGAAACCCATTGCGAGTGCTTGAACGTGCCGTCGCGGCCGATTGATCGAATCTGGAACGTGACGGTTGAGCCAGGCTTGACGCCTTCAACCTTCAGCTCATTGGTTGTTTGCCGGACTGTTTCAAAGTTGCCGTCGCCCACCTTGAAGCGGATCTCGTAGCCGCTGATGTTGCCGTCGTTATCACGCTTGAACCCGAAGAACACGTCGTTGACGACGTTGTTGTTTCGGCGGACCTCTTTCGTCTCAAAGGTCAGACCGCTCGGTGCTGTCGGGATCTTGTCAAACGTCGTGACTGATTGGTACTCCAAGGCATCGGCGTTATCGGCCGTTGCGTAGATGCTGTCGTTGTGCTGAACGCCAACGATTGCAAACGTGCCATCACCGCCATCAGCCACTGAGATGCAACGGAACTTCTGATGGGCAACAGTTGACGACTGGATCGACCAAATCGACTGAGCCAGCGGTGCTGCGCTGAACGCAGACGCCACCGTGATGACAGCTCCATCGACGCTGCTGATCGTCTTGGTTTCAATCGTGCCGTCGGGCAGCGTTGCAGTGAGTGTGTGACCTGCACCACCGGGCAACGTCACCGTGATGTCAGCCGTAACCGTCGTTGTCGTCGCTGCGCTGCAACGGCCAGCGATGCGTGCGCCTTGCCGCATCTCATCGGCAACAGCAAACACCTGACCAGGCAGAACGATTGCGCCCTGCAGGCCAGTCGAGAACGTGACGGTTTCGCCGTCAAGCTCCTCTGATGCCATCATCCAGCGGCCCAAGCGGTACGCCTGATTGCGCGACGTGCAGCCAAAGGCGACGACCTCGCGGACTTGGTAGCCGTATTTGGTGATTAGCGCGGCGTCTTCGACAACAACAAAGTTCGGCTTATAGAAGTTGTCTGGGTCGTTGTAGCGGACGCGGATGCTGGTGCTGCGCGTTTTAAGCGATGAACCCGAGTAGTTGAAAACGCCCTCAATGACGTTGCTGTTCGTGTAGAGGTGAACCGGATCAACAGCAGAGCCGTCGAGATTGCCGTGATCAGCGGCCAGCTGCACGGTGTTGCTGCTCCAGTAGGACATCCCACGGAACACCGAAGCTAGATCCTGCAGCACGTTATAAGCCGCTGCGCGATCACCGATAACAACGTTGCAGGCAAAGCGCGGCTCTGTCGTGCCGTCTTGGTTTGTAACCAGCTGGTTCGCGTATTGAATCAGCGGGTAGAGATCCGTGTAGCTGATGTTGGACGCGGTTACAAAATCACCGCATCCGTAGCGGTCGTTCAGCACCATGTCGGCAAAGATGCAGACAGGGCAGGTCGTCCATGACGTTCGGGTGCTGCCGTTAAACGTAACCCCGGTCGTCAGATCAAGACTGCCATCATCACGGACCGCAGCATTATGCGGGATCTGCACCAGTCGCCCTTTGACTAAGTAGGCACGAGACGGCAGGTTGCTGAACTGCCGGGTGTTTAACTCAAGGCCAACGCAAGCGGTGTACGGGTAGGCGCTGCGGATCTCTTGACGCTCAATGATTGACGACCAGATCAGTTGATTGGCTCGACCGTTCGCCAGCGGAGAGGTTTTAGGCACCTCTTCAAGGTTCGCGAACTTGACCTCGAAATGGTTCTCACCGAGGTTCACTTTTTCAACCTTGATGTTCCACGGATATCCTTCACCTTTGGCATCACGCGGCAGCTGAATGACAGGCGTCTTGATTTGGTAATCCGTCAGCGCGATGCCTGTGACCGTCTTATTAAAAACAACGTTGTAAGCAGCGCCCTGGGCCTGTACTGATACGCGAATTTGCAGGCTGCCGTTGAACGGCTGACCTTTCGCCAAGCCTTCAACAGCAGTTGAAAGCAACCGCGGGATCGTGAACAAAAGCTGAACCGAATCAACTTCTGAATCAGTAATCTGCCTGATGACAGTGCCCGAGCCATAGTCGCGAGCTGTTACCTCATCGCCGTCGTTGACTGTTTCCGAGTAGTTTTCTCCAACCTGAACTGCAACGCCTGTGATTGTCGTTGTTGCGTTGCCTGCTTGCAGCAATCGTGTTTGCCTGCGTCCGCCGAGGCGAAAATCAATGTCTACATCCTCGGTTGGAAAATTTGCATCGTTGCCAGTAAACAGTGGTGTCTCGTCTAGAAAAATTTGCTCATTGATGGCATCAAAACCCTCAATCGGGCCTTCACACAGCAGGTCAACAAGTCGGACGCTAGAGGTTGAGTTAAGTGCCATGATTAACCAAAGCTAGGGTTAAAACCGTGCCGAATCCGCATAGTGGTCCTGCTGTTTACAGAAGCGTCTAAAATAGTTACATCAAGGTTGTAGTGATCGATATTTGGCTCTTTGTTTGGATCAAACTTGTGGTAATACCGATAAGAACTTGTCGATAATCCTTGAATCGTAAAAGATTCTCTTGCGTGGATGATATCAGTGTCTCTCCTGCGTGATTCGATCATGTACGAAATGAATCCATCGGTTTTTGTTGTGCCAGGACCGCTCACTTCGCGGAACAGGTTGACAACTTCAAGAACTACAAAATAGGTTTCAGGGCTTTTTGTTGGCCCTTCAGTGAACTCAAGGCGAAAATCATTTGCGGCAGTCAGCTTGTCATCTTTTTTAGGTGCTGTAAATACATCTGCCGTTGATGATCTATTGAGCTGAAAGTGAACAAAGTTCCAGCGGGCCATGCCGTCACGCCGCGTGCCCAGCTCTAGCTTGTTGCCGTTAACCGTCACCGTATCGTTGCTCGGCGTTCTGGTTGCTTTCTTGATTGGGTCAGACTCATCAGCAACGTCAACATCTGCAGAGATAACGTGCGAGCCAATGAGCACTTGGCCGTAAGCCACCGGGATGGTTGCGCCGACACCGACCGTATTTTGTGCTCCGAGGTAGGCGTAAGACTGCTGGCCGTCAAACCCACGATTAACTGACTCTGGCCTCGTTGCCTGAAACTCACCCCGAGTGCTTACGCCGCCAACACCCCCAAGATCAGGCTGTGGTGACAGCATCTGCGTCACGCCGCCCAGCACCATGCTTGCGCCAACAACTGACAGCGCCGTGCCGATCGCAGTGGCGTTCAGAACAGCAACAGACGAAACGCCAGCGATGCCCGCTGTGCCCGCACCGAACAGGCCAGTGGTGCCGAACAAGCCAGCACCAGGGAAGAAAAACGACGCGGCGATCAGGCCAATGCCTGCAAGGATCTGACCAGCGCCGTCCTGACCGACCAGCACAGGCGTGACGATTAGATCGTTCTGACCGATCGGCAGGTGCAGATCGTTGAGATTGAGGTCTACGCCAGCCTGAAGAACTCGATACCCGATGCCGCTTTCGTGCGCTGCAATCAGCTCAGTCTTAAACGCCGGATAGTTGATGCACAGCAGCTTGATGGCATC